GAGCACGTTGTGCGGCACTACGACGTGACGGGCAAGCGCTGCCCCATGCCGTGGGTGGATGACCCGGCACAGTGGACGGCATTTAAGGATATGCTGAAACAGAACGATAACGATGAGGAGGATGAAAACATGGTAAAGTACAAGACGATTGATGACGTCCCTGAATGGTACAGAAGTGAGGTTCAGGAATTGATGGATGCTGGCGCTCTGAAAGGCACTGGCAATGGAGCAATCGACATCTCTGAAGATGTCGTGCGCGGCGCGATTATCGGCATGCGCTACGTCGAAGCCAAAAACCCGCACTATCATTCTATCGACGATATGCCGGAATACTATCGCAAAGAGGCACAGAAATTGGTTGACCGGGGCGCGCTTCGCGGTGTTGGCGGGGACGACCTGAACGTCAGCGAGGACGCGCTGCGGTCTATGATTGTCTGTCAGCGGATGATCGACGAAAACAAGTGATGGAGGGGTAGTACCTATGAATATTAACTGGAAAGTACGTATTCGCAACAAGAACTTCTGGCTGGCGCTGATCCCGGCGCTGCTTCTGCTGGTGCAGGTGGTGGCCGCCCCGTTCGGCTACAAGTGGGATTTCGGTGTTCTGAATCAGCAGCTTGCAGCAATCATCAACGCAGTGTTCGCGCTGCTGTCCATCCTTGGCGTGGTGAACGACCCAACGACGGCAGGCAGCTCTGACAGTGCGCAGGCGCTTACTTACGAGGAGCCTAGAAAGGAAGGCTAACGATGACAGTTACCGTTGCAAACCTGATCTCAGCGGCGGCGTTTGTGCTGACGCTGATCGGCGCGTGCTGGCGCATGAGTACCATCATCCAGCGAAACACGGACGCAGTCGTGGCGCTGACGGCGCGCATTGACCGCATGGACGCCGGAAACGCCAAGGAGCACAACGAGATGTGGGACAAGATCGAGCGCAGCGAGGACACGCTCAACGACCACGAGACGCGGCTACAGTTGCTGGAACACAAATAATAATCGACACGGGGGACGCTGCCGGGCGCGGCGGTGTCCCCTATCCCCTATCCAGCGATTATCAAGTGATGAGGTGACACGATGGCATACAACGACGCAATCATAAACAGCGCCGACAAGCAGAAAATTGCCGCGCTCAGTGAGCAGTGGAAGGCTGCACATCAGGCCGGAAATCAGGGCGGCATGAACGAGGCGCACGAACAGGCAGAGCTTATTCGCAAGAAGTACGGCTACAGCGGTGGCGCGGACGGCAGCGGCTTCAAGATCGTTGGAAACAACACCGTCCTGCCGGAAGCAAAAGACCAGAGCGAGAGCATCAACAAGATCTACGACGCACAGCAGAAGGCAAAGACCGACGCGCTGAAAGCGGCCTACGACCAGAACATGGCGGACTATGACGCGCAGGCCGCGAAGATCCCGCAGACGTACAACGAGGCGCGGCGGCAGGTATCGACGCAGGCGGACATTTCACGCGCAAACCTAAACGAACAGTTGGCGGGCAGTGGCATCAATGTCGGTGCTGGCAGTCAGCTCGCGCTCTCGCAGCAGAACAGCAGAAACGCAGCTATGGGTAAAGTATCGTCCGCGGAGGCGGACGCACTGTCCGATCTGGAGGCGCAGCGGCAGAAGGTGAAGACAGCGTATCAGAACGCGGTCGCACAGGCGATCAGCGAGAACGACGCGGCGCGCGCGAAGGCGCTCTATACCGAGGCGCAGCGTGTGGATAACTCCATCGTCAACACGGCGGTCAAGCAGCTTAGCGTGGACACGACGCTCGCGGAAAACGATCGCAGCCGCCTCGAACAGCAGGCCGCAACGCTCGCCAAGTACGGCGATTTCAGCGGTTATTCGGCGCTCGGCTATTCGCAGGATCAGATCGACGCGATGCAGAAAGTGTGGGGTGCGCAGAACCCGAAACTCTACTACGAGCGCACAGGCGCATATCCTGCGAGCTACACGGCATCAAACAGAAGGACGGGCGGTGGCGGCGGTGGCGGCGGCGGTGGTGACGACAACACGATCCCTCCGGCCAGAGACCCGAAAACCAAACCAAAAAGCGCCGTAGATTACCACGAAAACAGCTACATCACGAACGCGAACGGTCCCGGCTGGGTGATGGTGCGCGGCTATGGGCGCGTGACACCAAGTGAACTGGAAGCACTCGTGAACTCTGGAAAGGTGAAAGAGGTCGTCAACGGCAACGGTACTTATACCTACCGAAACGCAAACTAAGGAAAGGTAACTGACCATGGCATCAGATTTTCTCAAGCAGTATGCGAAAAGCAGCCGCGAAAAGATCGACAAAGAGTTTGGCAAGAAGGCTTACGGCGGTTCAAAATACAAAATGGATAAGGTGTGGGGTCAGACGGCGACGCAAGACACTGCTGCCAAGCAGAAACCTGTCACCGAACCGATCTCTGAGCCCGTGCCGCAGAAGAAGAAAGAGAACATCAGTTTCTGGGAGAAGCTGCTTAACGCTTTCGGCGACGCCGGTTACAGCGCGGACACGACAACGCCGCTTGCCCTGACGAATCAGGCAATCTCGGATGATTACCGCAAGAGCAATATGCAGGAGAGCAAGACGGCGGAAGCGGGCGGAAACATCGCAAAATCCGCCGTAAAGAGCGCGGAGAGCGCCTACGAAAACGCGGCCGGAACATTTCTCAACAAGCGCAGCGGAACACAGATCATGGGCGTGACCGTGGCAGACAACGCCGTGCCTCAGGAGGACAAGGACAAGGCGGAGGCCGCGCGGAAGCGCAACCAGGAAAGCATCTACGCCAAGGCAGACAAAGCGGCGGCAGCGGCGGCAGAAGCATCCGAAAAGGCGAAAGATAACCTCGGCGGCAGCAAAGCCGCGGGCGCGTTTGTGGACATTGCAAGCGGCGGACTGCAGCTCGGTGCGGACATGGCGCTCAACGCGCTGCTCCCCGGCGCGGGTCTGGCAAACATGGGTCTGCGCTCCTACGGCAGCGGGTCGCGTGAGGCACGTCTTGACGGCGCGAGCGAGGGCGAACAGGTGGCATACGGCGCTGCGGCCGCTGCTGTTGACGTTCTGACGGAGAAGATCTTCGACGTGGGTAAGCTGTTCGGCGGCGGCGCTGCTGACGACGTGGCGGAAAAGCTTGTCGGAAAGCTGGCAAAAACGGATGCCGGACGCAGTGTTGTGCGCGCGCTGACAAACGCTGTCGGCGAGGGCGCAGAGGAAGCCGTGGCCGACATCCTGAACCCGGCGATCCGTGCAATCTACGACAAGGGTGCTGCGGCAAAGTCGAGCTACACGACGGCAGAAGGCGCGAAGGAAATGCTTGCGCAGTCTGCGTATGACGCGATGATCGGCGCGGCGCTGTCCACATTCGGCACGGCGGCCGGTATCGTCAAGGGCGTTGACGCGCAGAAAAACGCTGCACTGCGCGCCGGAGAACCGGCCGCAAACGCGACCGCAAGCGTGAACACGGAAGCGAGCGCGAAACCGGCAGAGGCGGAAACGATCGCGGCAGAAGCACAGGCAGAGGCCGCGCCTGCTGAGACCGTGCAGGACGTTCCGGCGGCGCAGGAGAAGCCGCATGAGAACAGTATGCTGCGCATGGTGGAAGAAGCCGCAGGGCTGCGCAAACCGGCGCAGAGCCCGGCGCGGGAACGTGCTACGGAAGCAGGGCAGAGCGCGGAGCGGGACGCGAACAGGCAGCCGCAGGAATATACGCCGGAAGATCATATCGACAACCGGACAGACGAATATGTCGCCAAGCGGAGCACCAAGTCATTCCAGTACAACCACCCGGAACTGCACGAGCACTTTGAGCGCGTTGCAGAAGATCTTACCGCTATGATTTACGGCTCAATGCAGAGCGACCGACATAAGCGAGGGAAAGGCACGATCACGAACAACTCGCGCGTTGTGCAGCACGTGATTGACAAAACCGGCCTTTCCCGGCCGGAGATTCTGCGTGCACTGGATGCGATCGTGAAAGACAACGGCACGGAAAACTATGCAGACGCAAAGCGCGTAGAAAAGGCGCTGGACTCCCTGCTCGTAGACGGCTACACAAAACCGAACGGCGAATATGTTGCTCCTGACGCGGCATACATGGAATCAAAAAGCCAGATTTCCGGTGGTACTGACCCGTACTCGTGGGAGTATTATCGAGATAATGACCTGTCGCTCATGCTCGGAGAGATCACGGAGGAGGAAGCCTATAACGATTGGCGTGCGCAGCACGACGCACGAGAGGCCGCAAAAGCGGCGCAGGAACAGTCACAAAACAGTGACAATTTTGCAGACGTGCAGCAGCAGGAAGCGGAGATGGATGCCGGGCAGCGCGGCACGCTTCCAGAAGGGCAGGGCGCAAAATCCGCGGAGTTTGGCTATGCCGAGGCGCGGACACAGACGCGCTCGACCGACGGCGTGCTCACCGACGACGAGCGTGCAATGGAAGGGCTGAGGCCGGAAGGCAGGACGCACAAGATCAACCGCGACGAAGAGGTAAACGCAAAGGCGCAGGAGCGCTTTGAATCGGACTACGAGGGCGAAAAGGCAGACCTGTTCGGTGAAAAGCAGGACTGGAACGATACCGACACGGTGCTTGCACACAAGATCATCGTCAAAGAAGTGGCCAAGGCGCGCGAGAGCGGCAGCAAAGATACCTACGCCGAAGTTGCAAAGCTCATGAAAGAGTGGGATGCGCACGGCACGGAAGCCGGTCAGGCGCTGCGGCAGCGGCGGCAGCTCGCGTCTGACCCGGCGCTAATGGAAGCGGACGCGATCCAACTGCTGAACGACAGCGAGCGCACGCGCAAAATGTCGGACGAGCAGCGCAAGAAGATTCTCGACAGCGTGAGCCAGAACGCAGAGAAGCTGCACAGCATCGAAAAAGGCGATGTGGACGGCGTGGTTGGCCTTATCAAAGACATGAGTACGGAGCGGCGCACAAACGGCCTGTGGTCGAACAAGATGGGCAGGGCAATGGAAAAGGCGCTTGAGCAGGCAAAGAAACTGCCGGACGGCGAAGCGTTTCTGCGTGACGTTGCCGCCAGTCAGGTGCGCGGCATTGCGTATGACTACGCGAAACCGTCCACGCTCGAACAGATCAAGTCGTTTCGTTATCTGTCCATGCTCTCGAAACCGGCGACGCCTGGCAGAAACCTTGTCGGCAATATGGTGTACGACCCGGTAGAGGCCGTGTCAAACAACATCGGCGTCGGGCTGGACATGCTGCTGTCGAAATACACCGGCACACGCTCCGTAGCCGCGGACAAGAGCTATTTCTCCAAGGCGAAACGAAAAGGCATGGGCGAGGCAAAGCTCAAGTCGTACATTGAAACCGGCCTTGACGCAAGCGTTTCCAACGCACAGGGCAAATACGAAACCGGCGGCAGCAGGTCGTTCAAGATGACCGGGAACTTTCTGGAGCGGTTTCTCTCCACGTGGGAGAAATACAGCAACTATGCCATGGTCACGTCTGACCAGATGCAAAAAGGCGGCATTCAGGCGGAAGCGCAGCGCGGAATTGATGCGCTGGAAGCCAAGGGCAAGGTGGCAAAAGGCGCGCTTGACGGCCGCGCGGAGGAAATCGCAAGGGAACGCACATTCCAGAACGAAGGCAAGCTGTCCGGTGTCATGGGCGGAATGCGCAATGCGCTGAACAAGCTCAGTATCAAGGACAAGCAGGGCGGCAGCATCGGTCTCGGTGACATTATGCTCCCGTTCACACACGTGCCCGGAAACATTGCGAGCGCAGCGATTCAGTATTCCCCCGCCGGGTTTATTAACGCCGGTGCAGAGGTCGTCAAAGTCTTAAACAAGGCAAAGGCCGGGACGCTGACCGTAGCCGAACAGGCGAAGGCTGTGACGGATTTCGGCCGCGCGTTTAACGGCACGATGGGAATCGCGCTCTTTGCGGTGCTGGCTGGGGCTGGCGTGATGAACGTCGCCGGGGACGACGACGAGGGCAAGGAAGCGCTCGAAAAGTCCGAGGGCGTGAGCGGCACTCAGCTTAACCTTAGTGCGCTCAACCGGTGGATTGCCGGCGAAAGCACGGAGTGGCGCGACGGTGACGACCTGGTGTCCATCGGCTTCCTCGACCCGATTAACGCGCAGATGACCTATGGTGCACTGCTGGCAGACTGCTACAAGGACGAGGGCCTGACGTTTGCAAACGTTGCGGGCGGCAATCTGGAATCTACTTTTCAGAGCGTGATGGATCTGCCCGCTATGTCACAGTTTCAGGAGATTGCGAACGGCTATAAATACTCCAAGGCAGATACCACGGGCGGGAAGGTAGCGGAAGCCGCCCTGCGCTACGGTGCTTCTCAGGCAACAAGCTTTGTGCCAAACGTCGTGTCCGGCGTGGCGCAGGGGGTTGACGGGACGGTGCGTGACACCTACAACGGCGACACCGTGTGGGAAAACAGCCTGAACGCGATGAAGAGCAAGATTCCGGGGCTTCGGGAAACGCTTCCGGCTGCGCTGGACAACTGGGGCCAGGAGAAGAAATACACCGGAACGGCAGCAGAAAACTTCCTGAACGCGACACTGAATCCCGGCAGTGTGACGAAGTACCGGACGAGCGCCGTGAACCAAGAGCTGTACCGGCTCGGTGAAAACATCGACATAAAATATCCTGAGAAGAAAGCACCAAACAGCGGAAACAGAGACGGCGAAAAAGTGCCGCTGGATCAGGGCGAGAGGCGACAGTACCAGATGGCATACGGCCAGACGGCCTATGACAACATCCAGAAAGTCATTCGGAGTTCTGTTTACAAGCAGTCGAGCGACGCGGAGAAAGCGGCAGCGATTCAAAACCTTCTGGAAGTCGCAACGGCGGCAGGCAAGAAGAAAGCGAAGCTCGACGGAAGCGACACCCCGTCGTGGACGACGAAAAGCGACGGCAGCGTGGCAGACAATGCCGTATACCGCGCCAAGCTCGGCACCGCAAAAGACACACTGCCAGCCAATGCGCGAGGCCGCAACGGCGACGTGATGCAGGCAATCATCAAGACGGTCGTCGGCAAACGCGGCGGCAGTGACCAGCTTGCGCTCAATGTCATGGCGCAGCAGCTCGAAGAGGGCACACAGGCAAAGGTGGAGACCGCATACAACGGCGGATACGAGCTGAAGCAGATCGTGGACTTTTATCAGGCAAAGTACGCGAAGAAGCCGGGAACCAGCCAGCGGAAGTACAAGAAAGAAGATCTGTATGCGTGGGCGATGCAAAACGGCTATACCGCGAAGCAGTTCAACCAGCTCTGGAAGCTCTTCCCGTGACAAACACCCAACAAGAAAGCAGCACGCAGGATATGCGTGCTGCTTTTGCTTTCCGTGTTTCGTTTACGATCCGGTATGCTCATACTCCGCGATGATGTGCATCGCTTCCGCGAGGCTTGGAGCTCCCATCACCGTGCAGCCGGTCGTGACGATATACCGCCCGTCGAGGCCGCGCGACATGCGCACATTTTTGTTCTCTGTGGACGTGGTCTTGTGCGGCGCTTTTTCTTCTGCGCCTGTTTTTTGCGTCTCTGCGTGGCTTTTATTCCCCGCACTACATTTCACGTCTTTGCGGTCGCGCCCTCTCTCCGTTAAGATTTCCCCCGCACAGGCGGCATACCCGGCGAGGTCGATGAAGTTATCCGCTTTATCGCCTCCGGTTGCGATACGGCCGAGCTTGAACAGTGCCATCATTGCGCCGACGTCGGCTGCGCTGAGCGGCTGATCCATGCCGCGCGCGCAGAGGTAAACGCTCCAGAGCATGGAGATCGTGCGGAAATTGTCCTCCGGCTCACCGTACTGCTGATTTCGGTCGGTGCAGACGCAGCGCTCTGCGGCTTTCAGGATTTCGGAACGGGTCAAAATGCGTCACCGCCCTTTGCAGCTTTCGCCTTGAGCGCTTGCAGATTTGCGAGCACGCCGTCGTAGTCATCCGGGAACAGAACCCGAAGCACGGTACAAATCTCGTCGTCGTCAAAGGCGAGCTTTTTGCCGCTGTAGTTCAACCGGGCGGCGTTGAAGATCGCATCCACCAGGATGCTGAGGCGGAGATCGTTACGTGCGCCGTTGCGCACGCCTTCCAACAGTTCGTTTTCGTTCATTTTTGCTTCCATTGTTATCTTTTCCTTTCTTGTGTCCCATATAATTCAAATGCTTCCCACTTATTTGCTATGCGCTTCATGTGCGCGCTGGCTGCCTGAATCGTAATTCCAAATGTATCTCCAATTTCTTTGAGCGTGTCGCCGCCAATGCGCATACGAACGAGTTCACGATCACGCGCAGGAAGTGACCGCAGAAAGCGTTCTACATCCGCGCCGGTTTCGTCCAGCGACAGGCACGGCCTGTCTTGCAGCGGCACAACGCCGCGCATTTTCGCGTTACATTCTTTGCTCTGGTCAATTACGTCAACGTCATCCATATGCAGTACCAGTTTCCCTGAACGCTTCTTTCGTTTCGCGCAGCGCTGATCGAAGTCGACCGCGCTGCGCATGTGGTACATTGCGTGCGTGGAGAATTTCCCTCGCGTCGGGTCGTATGTAGCAGCGGCGCGGATCAGACCTTCGGCGGCAACGCCATACAATTCCTGCGGGTCGCTTCTGGATGCGTATTTTTTCAAGAAAAACCAGATCAATTTCTCGTTATCCGCCGCGAGCTGCTGCTGTTCCGGTGTAAGCGGCGCGAGCGGTTTTCTGCGCATGGCTTCACCCTCCTACAATATCGATCTCGTACTCGTCTCGCAGCACGCGGATCAGATCCGGTGCGGAGACATAGCCGTCCCGCACGCTCTCAGACAGCGCCTCGACCTCGCGCCAGATGCGCTGGAGCTGCTCGGCCTCCATGCCCTCTTTGTCCAGCAGGGCCGTGAAAAAGATCGCCAGCGTCACGCGGCAGGCATCTGCCGTCGCCGTGTCCTTTGCGCGCTGCACGTCTGCCTGTGTCGCCGGCCTCCGGCGTGGGTTAATCCGTTTTGTCATCGTCGTCATCCTTTCGATCGCCGAGATAGCAAAATCCATTCGGCGGCATATCCGTGTTCAGCATCTTGCACCATTCCCAGCTCTCGCACTCGTTCTTGCCGGATACCCAATACATGCAGTTTTCACATCTGACAATCGGCGCGGTTTCAACAACGTCTTCTTCGCTGCCGTCCTTTTTCCTGCCGTATCCGCAAAAATGCTGCGGCCATACAGGGAGGCGGCAGTCTTCTGACACCTCGCAGTTTGTGCAGATCAAGACCCCGTCGGCCAGATAAATGCTTTCGTGCTGGGTAAGCTCCCGCGCGCTTTCGCAGTCCATGCACCGCGTGACCTGCACGGCATCCACGGTGGGGGCTTTTTCGATCAAGCCAAGTAAGCCGTTCCAGCCAGCGCAGTACGCCGCAGGGAGAACATCTTTACTACACCGCCACACGCCCAAATCATCAGCATCAATCAGTCTCATTGTCAGCCCTCCTCCACGTAACACCAGCTTTGAGGCGGCCGCTCTAAAAAGCATCCTGGATCTTTGCAATCAGGGCAGTCTCTTTTTGCAAGCCCAAGATCAGCATAAAAACAGTCGCGGTTGCTTTTTTTGAACTCTCGTAACTCTCGCGGCTTATCGTAGATTTTAAGGTCGGAGATGTGCCAGCCGTAGCCCATTTTTCCATTGCCGAGATAATCAATTATTTGCTTGTCTGTCATGCCAGTGAACGGAAAATCTCTTTGCGCCATCCGATGGCTGGGGTCAGAATACTCAACACTTATTGGGATGGTCGCATAGCACATAAATTCGCCGATAACTTTGCCGCTCCAATCATCGACAGCGGCGGCGCTTGAAAACACATCAACATAATCTTGCAAATTCATGCTTTTAACGCTGGTGCAGTAAATATAGCACTTAAACGGCGTGTTCATCTTCGGCCGGGTCTTGCGCACCTCAATCGTCTTTTCGCCGCTGGCAATCTTTTCGCACCACTTTGGGCGGATGCTCAGCATGACAGCTTTACTCATCCTTCATCGCCTCCAATGCTTCCTCCGCCTCTTCGCGTGTGAGGAATACGGTCTTGCCTATGTCTGTGCCATCATTACGTAGACGATACGCGCAGTACCCGTCCGGCTTGCGGTTGCACGTTGACATACACAGATTATCCTCATCCGTGCAAACAGCTCTGATGTCCGGGGCTTCAAGCTCCATTTCTCGTGGCACATTGTCTCGCCCGATTACCCATAGTTTTTCGCCGATCTTACACGGCAGCACCACCACGCGACCGTCCTTGTCGGCCTCGGCAAGTTCGCGGAGGCGTTCATAGCCGCCGCCAATGCTGTTAAGCACTGACATCATGACATCCCATTCAGCATATAGGCTTTTAATTTCTACTGGCGTAAAGCCGGAATCCTCGTATGCTTTGAGCTTTTCCCACACCTTGCGCTGTGTGCAGCTGCCACCGTGCGGGCACGGCAGCTCCCGGCACTGCGCGATGTCGCAGAAATTGCCGTCAAACGTAAGCCTCTCCATCACTCCACCTCCTGCATCCAGAACTCGCGGCGGCAATCTGGGCACGAAAGCAGTGTTCGATTACCGCAAGTTTTGCCTCTGTATCTGTCGTCAACAATCGCCGGGCACACGTCGATGACGCCAACTTCGTTCATCCTGACAGTCGGGAACATATTAAGAAACTCGCTTTGCCGCGTCTTGCGCGGGTGCTCCTTCGACCACTGCTCAACGGCGGCAATGTATTCTGCCGTCACCGATTTGACGGGGACGCACATTTGAAACACCGGGCACTCCGCGCACCCAGAGCGCGCATTGCCGCCCCTGTAGTAATCACACATTCGGTAGCGTTCTTCAATAAATTTCAGCGCATCCATGCTCACACCCCCGCTTCCTGCAGCGCTTGCCGCAGGAAACTCAGCTGCTGCCGCAGGTCGCCGATGGTCTTGTCCTTGCGCTCTGACTGCTGCCTGATAAATGCGTTGTTTTCGCGCAGCACGTCCAGCTGCGTTGCAAGCACGGCACGCGCACAGTGCTCTTCACGCGCGTAGTCGATCAGCTTCTGCACCGCATAGCGCGAAGCCGGTGAAAAATTCAGGTTGCCTTTGTCGTTGTCGAGCAAATCGCGCACGGCAAAGACGATGTCCTCAGTCAATACCATCGGTTACACTCTCCTTTTCGTACTCCGCCCGGTCGATGGCGGTCGTTGCAACGGCATACGCGCTCCACTGATCGGCGCGGAAGCCGTAGAAAAAGTCCGGGTTTGCTTTCGTGCCCTTACCGCTGCGGAAGTCGTGCGACGCGAAGCGGTCAATGAGCGCGTGGCGGATGGTGGTATCGTTCGCGCGAGGGCTGCCGCAGATATTGAGCTTTTCCTCTTTGCGCGTGACGATGTGGTACGGTACGCCGCGATCGTCGAGCAACTGCTTGAATCGCCCGATCCACTCGCACGTCTCGAACACGTCGCGCCCGACCGCCATGCCGTAAGATTCGATGATCTCAATCGCGGCAACGGTGAACGCGCCGCCGGACACAATGCCGGAAACGAGCGTGTTCTCGTCCTTCCCCCCCTGCACCGGGGCGCGGGTGATCGTATCGACGATGCACCAGCCAGTTTCCCGGTTGCCGGGGTCAAGGGCTAACATGGTCGCCATTCGCGACACCTCCTTGCATTGCGGCGAGCATTCGCTCCACTTTGTCCAGGTCGTCCTTACCGGAGACCGGCGCGCGCTTCTCGCTCTCGGCCTTCACGCCGTCTTTCACCAGCCACTGCCGGATGACGGCGTAGTGGGATTTGTACCGCGCGCCTTTGCTGGTGATGTACAGGGACAGGCGCTCAATATATGTTCCGTAGTCGTGCGGGTAATCCCGCTGGAGCTTTTCCAGCTCGTCATCCGCGAGCATGACGTTGTGCATTTCTCCATAGGGTTTCTTTTCCGGAGACTTTGCGGCGGCTTTTTGCGCCGGGCGCGCGGCTGGCTTTTCCACTCTGGCCGGTTCTGCGGCAGGTGTCGTCTGCGGGCGCTCGGAGTAAGCCTTGTTTTCCTCCAGACAGAGCGTTGCAAACTCTTCCTGATAGTTTGTAGGATGGTATCGGTCACTTTTGAGCGTGTTGTGCATGCGCCAGTGCCGGATGACAATGACACCGGAATCAAAGACGATGATAAAGCGCTTTGCAAGGAGCAGCTTCAGATCGTCAGCCGCCGCGCCGACGTAGTCCGTGATGCGCTTCGGATTGTTAATAAACCCGTCGTCATCCGCACGCATATTCAGGTGGAAATACAGCGCCTGCGCGGAGAGCGGCATCTCCAGAAACGCATCACTGTCGATGAGCGAGCGCGCGAACATTCGCTTTTCTGCCATGGCGCGCCCCGGTTAGAACGGCAGGTCGGATTCGTCGTCCGGCAGTTCCTCAAACTTTGGTTCATTCGTGAAGTCGTCCGCGACAACTCCGACGCCGCGCACGACGCCGGGATAGGCGGCGGCAAGCTGATCTACGCTGGCAGAAGAGACCGGGACGGACGCTTTGACAAAGGCGTCCGCACGCAGGCACTCTTCGGTGCGCGTCTCGCCGTTGCGCGTGGTATAGCTGTGCGTGGAGAGCTGGCCACAGATGATGACGGCATCGCCCTTTTTGAGCTGCGCGGCATTCATGGCAGCCTCATACCATACCTCGCAGCTAATCCATTCGGTCTGCTTGCTGCCGTCCGGCTGCACGGTGTCACGGGCTGGAATGCTAAACTTCGTCAGGGGCGAGTTTTTTTTGCCCACGTTGGAAAACTCTGCGTCGCGGGAGAGCCTCCCGGCGACGATGCAATCACCGGTTCTGGTGCGAATAATCATGGTTATTTACTTCCTTTCTTTGCGGTGCTGCCGATGTGGACAAACACGCGCTTGTTCATGGTTGCGTTTCGGATGGATAGGTTCAGGATTTCGTGACGGTCGGAGCCGTCGTCATTTTTCACGTATTCGATCTTCTCGACCGCGAATCGGTCATAGCACTTGCGGCCGTTGGCAGTGTAGTTTCCTGCCGGGATCCAGATAAACGGTGCAGTGTACAGCTCGCGGCCGATGCCCCAGTTGACGCACGCGCGCTTGAAGCTGTCGGACGCGAGGCCCTTTTCCGCCTCTGTGTTGGATTCCTTGCCGGTATCCTCCTTGCTGATCCACTGCCCTTTTTCGCTGTCCCAGATGGAGACGACGCAGTTGGCGTTATCGCGCCGGTGCTCTCGCTGCCAGTTCATCGCGCCGACCGTCTCGTCCAAGATAATCATGTCGCAGCGCGCGTCTTTGTAGAGCAGCAGGATAAGACCGTTATCCTTGACCTGCTGCACGCGGCACTCGATCTCATCCGCGCGCAGGCAACGGAATTTGTTCATGGTGTTTCGCCTCCTTCCGGCTCAAACTCCAGCGGGCAGTGGTACCCGATGGTGCGTGTGTCGAGCAGATACTCGCCGGTAAGGCGGCACTGCTTGCGGCTGTATGTTTCCAGACACGGGCAGTAATCGCAGGCAATGTGCTCGTCAGAAAAGTAGATGCGTGCCCGGGCGAGGATATAGCGCAGGGTTGCGCGGCCAGTCGTCATGGTGCTGCCCTCCGTTTTCTTGGGCGGCTCTGGCTGTGCTTCTGCCGCAGAACGGCGCGGCCGCGCTTGCTCTTGCGCCACTGCGCGAATGTAATGCGCTTATCGCAGCCGGGCAAGCATCCCCGCCGATGGCCGGTGTCGAGGATGTACAGGCACACCCGTGCACCGGGTTCGCCCTTGCTATTGCTGCAGCCGGAAAGCACCTGATAGTGCGCACAACTGCGGCAATAGCGGCTTTGCGGGATGCCGCCGCGAATGTAGGTGTCACTTACAATGTCCATGCGTCTACCTCCTTCACGCATTCCGGGCAGCCGACAATGTTTCCCCATCGGTCACGCAGCAGCTTGTCCGTCTCCGCATCGCACACAGGGCAGCGCGGGCAGGTGTAGGCCGGGGGCTCAACCGGCGGTTCGATCGTCAGTTTCGACATTCCCCGCCTCCATACTCCGGCCACACCGCGCGGATCTTATCTTCGTTCGCGGTCGTGATTCCATTCGCCCAGCAGTTGGCCGTTGATACAGACACGCCAAGCATTTTTGCCGCTGCTGTCTGCGTGATACCGTTTTCCCGTAAAAACGCGCCGAAAGCGGTGTCACGCGATTTTTTGCGCCGTCTGTCGCTGTAGTACGCAGACAGCTTTTCGTAGTTCGCCGCGCGGTATTCGCGCATATATGCGTTGCGCGCTTCGCGGTTATCGCGCTTGTTTTGTAGAATACGGTCGCGGTGCTGCGCGTAGTACGCCCGATTGTATGCGTTATGCACACGGCGCTGTTGCTCTGTCATCACGCCACCCCCAGTGCCGTGAAGATCACATGGAACACCCACCCGGCAAGCGCGATGCCGCCGAGGAAGCTCGCACAGACGATGCCGTCCTCGATGCCCCACACGATGTAGCGGCGCGCCTTTGCCCGTGCGCGCGGATCTCCGAATACCTTCATTCGTTGTTTCCCCTTTCTCACCGTTTACTGATACCTGATTGCCGCGCGGAGGTCGGCGATCGGGATGTCAAGTCCTCGCCCGAGCGCGAGCAGGTCGCCGACCGGCATACGGTCGATGTCCCGCAGGCGCTTCGACGCCGTCTCGCGGCAGCAACCGAGCAGATCCTCCGGCTTCGTGCCGTGCAGCCGGAGCTGCCCATAAAGCAGCGCCTGCAGTTGATCGTAGCGGCTGGCGCGTTTTCTCAATTTCGGCATGGGTCACGCCTCTTCCGAGCTACACAGCATCTCGTCAAGGTTGTCCATCGTCACGCCGAGGGCGGCAAGCTCACGGCCTTTCTTCTGGTAGTAGCGGAGCTGGTACAGATACTGCTTGCGGCGGGTACGCGCGTACTCGTAGCGCTTAGCGAGCCGGACATACTCGTCCGCTCTCAGATGCGCGATCTCCGCCTCAATGGCGGCGTCCGCTTCGTTTGTTGCGACGGTGCGTTCTTTCTCCATGAGGATTCTCCTTTGTCAAAATTCGTTTCCGGGATGTGCGCCGCGGCGCTCGCGCCCGCGCGCAACCCCCTAGCCTTAACTAAATCTCTTCTTGCCTTTTCTAAACCTTTACTAAACCTCTTCTACTCTATACTGTGGTTCCATTCTGGTTCCAAGGGCGAGCAGACGGGCATTCCGGCAAGGGCAAGAAGGGCGGAGACGGCAAATAAAGCCGCCTCACGCGCCTTTGCGCTCCAGCGCCATCGCCAGGCCTTCCGTAAAGGCACAGAGCTGCGCTTTTTGCATATCGTCCATGTTCTGCATCGCGGCCGCCAGCCGGATGATGGTTTCCTGCTCGTTCTTCGTCAGCATGGGATCACTTCCTTTCCGTTGCGGGATTCGTTATTTTGTGGTAATGTTGTGGTGAAAATCGCGTGAAGGAGGTGAGCAAATGAACCAGCCCTATACCCGCGTCCCCTGCTCTCGCGATCTTGGAAGAAAACATATGTTCTTCTTCAATGTCAGCGAGGACGGCACGCCAATGCCGAACTACTGCGATGATGCAGACGGTTCCGACGTCTGCCACCGCTGCGCCGTCACAGCGCTGAAACAGTTGATTGCGGAAACGGAAGAGCGCCTCAACAATCCGCTGTTTCCAGCTCGATGATGTACGGCACGCCTGCGCGCTCACACACGCGCTTGAACGCTTCCCGCACCGGCTCCGGTGCTCCTGCCCCGGTCAGATAGTCCCATACGCTGCTCGCGTCCTGCACTGTCTCGCCCGCCTCGGCCATCGGCAGCGGCCGGGGCGGCTCTGCCGTTGGTGCGTGGCGCAGCGCCCGGCGCACCTCGCCGGGGATCTTCATGATCTCCGTTTTGTTCACCTCCTCAACAGCGAAAGGAGCCGTTGGCTTGTTATCTTCTGGTGTTTGTGTTATTTTATTGGCATCTCTTGTAGAAAGGTGGTGAGTTGTATGCGATCGATACCCGAGCCGGAGAGTGCTTGCGCGTTTCCCTGCCAGAAGTGCGGCGCGCTCATGTACATTCCAGTTACTTTCTCCGGCGATGCGTTCCGCTGCGATGCTTGCGGAGCCATGAACCCGATGCGTGAAGATTGGATTGCTCAGCTTCGGGCCATGGCCTCGCTCGCGGGCAAGGTTACGCTTTAGTCCGCCCATCCACTCTTGTTGATGTCCTCCGTTATCTGCTGAATCTCCCGCAGGTGGCGGAGGACAATTCTTGCGTGCCGTTCTGCGCGAAACACGCAGAAGCAGCGGCGCAGAAAGTCTTTGGACTTGCTTGACTCGATCCATACGTCCGCGCCGAGATAGTGGAAATGGACGCACGGGATGCCGATTTTCCCGTCCTTGTAAAAGACTTTGGTTTTCTCGTTTCGCTTCATCAGGTTCACCTCCTTTGCACATATATGTGTTTGTATTGCCATTGTAAGCAATGTAAACACATTTGTCAAGCACTTTTTGTGTTTATTTTGCATTTTCTATTGACAATTTGCATCTTGATTGCTACTATTGCGGCAAGGAGGTGATTCCAATGGGAGATAGAATCAAAGCGCTGCGGCAATCGCTTGGACTAACACAGCAGGAATTTGCTGATAGAATCGGTATTAAGCGCGGAGCGATTGCAAACTACGAAATAGGCCGCAACATATCCGACGTTGTAATAAATTCGATCTGCAGGACATACAACGTCAGCGAGCACTGGCTGCGCACCGGCGAGGGCGAGATGTTCGTTCAGATCGCGCGCGACAAGGAGATCATGCGCTTTGTCGGCGACGTCATGCAGGGCGAGGACGACAATTTCCGACGGCGGTTTCTGCTGGCGCTGGCGCGTCTGCCGGAAGAGCGGTGGGCGGATATTGAGTCGTTCGCGCAGCAAATCACCGCGGAAAACAAGAAAGAGGAGCAGGATTGATGTCCTGCTCCTCTTTCTTTGCCTGTTCACTTTGGTTACGTTGCTGCACGTAGAAATTCCAACGTTAGCACCATCGTCCGCGTGTCCGCGAGGATCAGCAGCCGCTCGATTTCCGCCCGTAAGTACGCCGTCCATTCCTCATCCGTCATGGTTCTCCCTCCATAGTTCTTCTATTGTCGCGTCCAGCGCCCGCGCGATCCGCATCGCAAGGTATACGTTGGGCGCGCTTTCTCCGCGTTCGATTGCCCCTAGTGTGCTATGGCTACACCCCACTTTCTGCGCAAGCCAGCGCTGACTTACGCCCTTGTATAATCTATAGTAACGTACGTTGTTCCGCATATTGGCACTACCTTACCACATTTTTGCGGCTGCGTGTCGTTTTTGGCCGGTATTCCGACCAAAAAAATTTCCGTTTTCGGGGATTTTGTTGCAGAAAGCGGAAAGCTGTGCTATCTTGATGGTGCAGGCCGCTTGCGGTATTGTGTCACAGGCGGAAAACAATATGCAAAAAGGGGGAAGCGTTGTGAATTATCAGAATGCCACGCCGGAAATACAGCGCAAGCGGGCGCCAAGGAAGGCGGTAATTGTTTTGCTGGCAGCCGTGTGCGTTGTTCTGGTCGCGCTGCTATCCCTGCAAACAATGCGGCTGCAGCGGGAGCGGGAGCGGTTTGCCGTCGCCGAGGCAACGGTTGACCGGGCGCAGGAATTGCTTGACCTTGCGGACAGCGATTTAGAGCACTATTGTGCGACGGCCCGGGAATATTACGCGGAAAAGAATCATCCTGTTTTTACAGAAATTGAGCCACAGGACTATTCCGAGATGTTTGCCGCATATCGAGAATGGCACCCGGTGCCGGACGCGCTGATAGGCGGTGATAACACGCGATGAAAGTACCTGAGCCGCGAAAGCTGAAAAGCGGGACATGGTTTATTCAGATGCGCCTCGGTGGTGAGAGCGTGCCGGTGTCGGCGGCAACGCGGACGGAGTGCATCCGGCAGGCGGAGAAGATCAAGGCGGACTATCGCAATGGGAAGAGGCCGCAACCGGCAAGCGCGTGTGTCACGCTGCGCAGCGCGATCGAGCAGTACATACAGGTGCGAGAGAACGTGAAATCCCCGGAGACGATTCGGGGGTATTATGTGATCCTGAGCAAAAGATTTCAGGGCTACATGGACACAGACATCCGAAAAATCCAATATCAGCGCATGATTAACGACGAAGCGGCGAAGGTCGCAACAAAGACGCTGTACAATGCTTGGGGTTTAGTGTCGTCGTCCATTCAAGCGGCCGGAATGGCAAGGCCAAACGTGTCGCTGCCGGAAAAGCAAACTCCGGTTCACAATTTTCTGACATACGACCAAATTCTAATTTTTGTGGATGCGATTCGGGGAACTGACGTCGAAATTCCGGCGCTGCTGGCGCTGCACAGTTTGCGCCGGTCAGAGATATGCGCGCTGGACTGGGCGCAGCTGAAAGACCATACGATCACGGTCGCCGGTGCCGTCGTGTACGACAAGAACAACAAGCGCATATACAAAGAGACGAATAAGAACGCAACATCGCGGCGTACCGTGCCGATCATGATACCACGGCTGCAGGAGCTTGTAGATCAGGCAGATGGCGGCGATAACGGGCGGGTTGTCACGACAGCGCCGGGCGCTATTTGCCGCCGTGTTAACCGCGTGTGTCGCAATTCCGGCTTGCCGGAGATCGGCGTTCACGGACTGCGGCACAGCTTCGCGTCACTATGCTATCATCTGCAAGTGCCGATGATGATAACCATGCGTCTGGGCGGCTGGAAAAACGACAAGGTTGTGCGCGAGATCTATACACACCTTGCGGATGCGGACATAGCGCAGCAGGTGGACGGAATTCGCAATTTCTTTTCGCAAAAATGCTAACAAAAATGCTAACGATAATTGAAAAACGCTGCATTTTCAACTGTTTTACGTCAATATTTCCGGGGTTCGAATCCCCGCTGGAGCACCAAAAAATATTCCCTCGCCTTTTGGCGGGGGAATTTTTTTCCGGCTGCTCCCGGGGAGTCGAAGTTTATCCCCGGCAGGGGAAATCCCCGCTGGAGCGCCAAAAAATCTCCTCGCCTTTTGGCGGGGAGATTTTTTCTGGCTGCTATACTGCGCTATCGCCATTGTCCGGCTCTGCGCGCACATAATCATTATCTACAATGATATCCACGCTCGCGCTGAGCCGGCAGGCATCCTGCAGAAAATACGGGTTTAGCCGAATGGACGGATATTCTCCGTCCTGATGCACCACAGCATAAATCGTCAAGAGCGCCGTACACGGCTGAAACCGCTCCAGGACCTGACGCAGTGCCCGCTCATGTTCTGCGATAAAAGTATGCATCGCCCGCTGGACGACGTCACCATCAAAAGTATCGGTCTTGTCAAACGTGATCGTCCAGTATCCCGGGTTCTGCGTGCCCGCATATGCATTCCACCGGCACGCCCGCTGCCGTTTGGCCTCTGTCGGCTGCACACCAAGGATGGAAGAAACCGTGTCGATTGGGAAATCCACATCAAAGCAGAGGCTGAGCTCGCCCCAGACCGTAGGCGGCAGCGGCGGCGAAAAGCAGAGATCGTATCCTTCCACGCGCAT